GTTCTCGCTCGCTTTCGCGTCGCAGCCATTAATAAGTCACTCCGCGATCAACCGCAGCCATTATGTAATCAACACTCATGCTCTTAGTACCCGTAGCATCTCCGGAGACTTCGACAGCAGCCGGTGTCATCAACGCAGTAGGAATATTAGTAGTATGCGTACCCACCAACTGCCGGTCATAATAAAACTGAACCGTATCAGTAGTTGTACCTTTCGTGGCAATAAACCCTACAGTGACATAAGTGTCATCAGTCAGGTTATAAGTAGTAGCCAGTTCTGTCTCTGTCTCAGTGCCACCCGATTCAGAAATCAAGCGCGTAAGAGAAGATCCATCATCGAGCTGGAAGCCTATACGGTTAGCAGCCGCAAACGCATTTTCCGGATCAGTTGCAAAGTTTTCACAAAGCCCTACCCAAACATCCATTTGTCCCACACTATCACCAGAGGTACTAGCAATAGAAAAACGAGCTTCAAAAAAGAGTTTTTCTCCAGCAGTCGAGGGTAACTGAAATATCTCATTACCTTGTATCGACGCACCATCATTATCAGTAGTAGCGGCGGAAGTAAGTGCCACAACCCCTGTGGCAGTATCTGCCGAAATAGCAACCGTAGCACCGCTATCTTTCACCACCGTCCAGTCATTAGTGGTATCTATAGCTATACCGGTGAAATCATCGAGAAAAACCGCCTGATCGGGCCAAACTCCAACTTGGAGGTTTTCAAGACCTTTACGGGCAGAGGAATAAAGAATTGGACCTTTAAAATGAGTAGCCATGTAGTGTTCTCCTGTCGTGGCTAGTGTCTATCACGGGATGTGATAGTCAGGTAACAGAAGCAGTATAAAGGAATAAAAAAAGGGCGACAATAATGCCGCCCTTTTTGTGTAACCGACTAAAGTTACTAGGCGCCCGGAGTGCCGTATACGCAACGCCAATCAGAGACACCAAAAGCGTATCTCTCACGAGCCTTAAAGCGCATATTGCCGGTATCAAAATCCCCTTCCATCGCTGTTTTCAGCGGAGTACGGTTGAAAAGTTTGAAACCATTAGGGCAATCAGTTTTGACAAAATACGCATCAGCATCAGTGAAGAAGTGGTTTACCACCGCCCCTTCAGGGAGCATTCCCATTGATTTCATAGCGTTAATGTCGTTGTCTGCCGAACCGGGACGCAAATTAGAGTTAATAATTCGCTCCGCAATAAATTGAAGTTCTTTAGGAATCAACAACTTAGTGCCACGGACAGCAATTTTTAATCCACGCTCATCAGTAAAGCCAGCAATTTGAATCAAAATATCTTCTAAAGAAGTTTCGTTCAAATCTGCGGGAGTTGCCAACAAGTTAGATTGATTACCAGACAAACTAGGATGCGCTGCTGAACACAATGCCGCCCCGTCACCTATTGGGGACGCAGTAGAAAAAGCATTGTTCAAAACAGTGGCGCCTTTAATTTGCTTGGTTTGAGCCATAGAACGAGCCAACGCACGAGTGTATCGTGCAGCTAGACGATCATAAAGATTGTCTTCTACAGCTTCTTCTGTAATTGAAAAAGCCAGTGCAATAGTTTCCATGGTGTAACGAGCAGTGTAAGTCTCCTGCGCGTCATCAAAGTTAATTGCACTACCTTCAGTTTTAACAGGTGCTGTGCCAAAGCCAGAAAGCATCACCTCTTCTTCAAAAGCTCGATCTGAGCCTTCGGATTCAAAGATCTCCGCAGCTTCGTCTTCGTACCTGTCATACTCCAACCCGAATAAGGCATTCAGGCCCGGTTCTAGTTCTTTCGCTAGTTGAGCGCGAGAAATAGTCATCTAAGCCTCCTTATAGTCCGGTTGAGTCGGCAGTCGTCTGTGAATCAAAGCGACGAGTACCGGCGTTAAAGTGAGCATTTAACCGCACTTTGAGCGGGATTCCCGCCGCAGTGAAGTCCGCGTTAGCATCGTCATCCACAATACCTACAATACGCAAAGGTAATGTGGCTGTAGTGGCGATGTTTGCCACACTGGCTTCAGAAGTGGATTTGCCTGTATCGGTAGAACCGGAACGGGCAGAAGTTCCCAAATCAGTGTTAGCGAAAACCGCAGCTTGCGCCGTGGCTTTACTGGTTAACGACGCATCGGAAGCTACTTGGAACAACTGGTTAGGGTTGTCAGCAACGTAAGCACGTACTGGATAATTAGTATCCACGCTTACACCGCCAGAACCGGGCCAGTAGTTTAACCAAACGGGCTTCTTTTGAGTCGAGTCTTGGTACATAACGCCTGTCAGCACACCTAGTGCTTGCGTTGTGCCACCTGCGGTGTCACCCGCTTGATCTATATATCCAGAGGCTAATGGGACACAAATTTCGCCGTTGTAGATAACATTAGTGTTACCACTGGCAATTTCATATTCCGTGATACCAGTTGAGTTGGGACCACTACCCACCATACCAATAGGACGTAGACCATAGGCAGTTTCTTGATTTGCCATAAGACTATTCTCCTAAAAGGTCACTCTTTCCGAGGACCACCAAAGTTTACACGAGATTGACGGTCAGGCTTGCTGATCGTCATTGTATTGTGGGCATTCTCTCGCTGTAATTCCTGATCCACTGCGTCTTGAAGATCTTTAGCGCGTCCTTGATAGTACGCATTACGTTCTTCTACAGTTTCCAAAGGAATACGAGCTAACAATAGCCCACCAACCCCAATTACACCTTCGTATTTACCTGAATCGACCACTGGCGCTTCAAAATCAGGAAATTCCTCGGCACGTACCAATTCATATCCTTCGCGTAATCGGGCAGAGACATTTTTAGTGTCTACAAACCCACGAGCTTCTGAGCGTATCCAGCGATGCTTGTACCCTTCGGGTGCAGGTGGTGCATCTAAACTAGAGGAGGGTGCCCACGGCTTACGCTGTTGGGTCTTTTCCCTAGTTGTTGTTGCGCGAGGAGTTTTGGTGCCCTCAAACCCTTTTTTAGTTGATGACATCACTTTCTCCTAAGTCTTTACATACTTCGCGTATTCTTCCAGTGGCACCCCAAGTTTCTTCGCAATAGCGACTTGGCTTTGGGTGAGTTTTACTTGCTTGTTGCGTCCTCTACTTCTACTGCGGGAATTTCCGGCTACATTTTGGACGGGACGTTTGCCGGAACCGTTATCAAATTCTTGAGGGAATTTGGTTTTTATTCGTGAATCCAATTCATCATAATAGTCATCGCTTTGCGGGTCAAATCCTTCTTTTTCAACCATGGTTTTATGAATGCCAAAAGCCGCGAAAGTCATGGCTTCGTCTTTTCCAAACCATTCGTTTTTAGAAGCCCATTCTTCTGCTTTAGGATCAGGGGGCTGCTCCACCGGTTGGGCTTGTGGTTGTGGTTGTGGTTGTGGTTGTGGCTGTGCTTTTTGCGCTTCTTCCTGCGCTTTCCTGTTTCTTTGCACAGACTTATAGCGATCAGCAGAAACGGCTAATTCCGCTAATTTACGTTGTCCTTCGATAGTTGCGTCGCTATCGCCACGATCCATTGCGTCTTTAATTTGAGCTTCAACTTGTTGCTGCTCAATATTTAAGCGATTGCCATACTCACTGATATAACCTTGATCTACCGTCTGTAATTTCTGCTTAATTTGTGCAGACTCAGCCTGAACATTTTTAGCGTAATTAATTGCTTCTTGCTCTCGGCGTTCAGCTTCTCGCATTTTTTTAGTAAGACGGTCAATACGACGCTTTACATTTTTACTAACTTCATCATGTTCGTCTTCGTCTTCAGGTTTGGTGTCTTCTTCCACCTCGACTTTTGCCTCTGTTTTTTCTTCTTTGGCATCGTCCGATGGAAGATCTACAGTGGTTTCTTCATACTCATCAAATTCTAAATCTACCTGCCCATCGTCAGGCTTATGTTCACTTTTAGTTGTAGCCATGGACTCTTCCTTAAAAACTTAAAATATCGTCAGGGTTTAAAATAGTGGCGATTACTTCATCGTCGTTAAGAATACGAACTTCACCGCCTTCAATGCGAAAACGTGATCCCGCATAACGGGGAAACACAATCCAATCTTTTTCCTTGCACCATGGCCCATCTGGGTAACGATCCTTATCTTTATATGCCATAGGGCCTTGTTTTAAAACATACCCTACAACGGTCTGAATCTGATCCTCGTCCACTGTCTGTTTGCTTAAATGAATGCCACCGTCTGTTACCCCTTTGCCTCGATAGGGCAAAATAAGGATGCGCCAGCCCGTAGGCTTAGGCATTCGCTCTAAAAGAGAGTGTGAAAGTTTGGAAGGATCTAATACCCGGTCTTCCGATTTGACATACGAATCTTCAACGGTATCAGCATCAGCGTTCACCCCTACGGGTGTAATAATTGCCGACTTAGTCATCTAATTGCTCCTGTTTTTCTAAAAGGCCCGAGAGTTCCTCTTCAACATAAAATAAGGCGTCTAGCTCTCCCATGAGCTTTTGATATTGCTCCATACTATTAACGCCATTGCTTTCTAATATTTGCCTTATGTTTTCGCGTCGCGTTCTAATTGACTTTTGTATAAATTGTACTAATTGAATAACGTCCATTCTTATATTTCCCTATTTAATCGGACACTATCTTATATTAGTTTCTTTCTGTTCTCCAGATGCGCAGCTTTAATAAGGTCTTTACTTTGCCCAAGATATTCTACTGCATGGTGATGTTTTAAAAGCTCTTCACACAACCATTTGTCATAAACTTTAAAATCACCTAAGTAACGTCCATATTTTCCAGCGTCTTTGTAGGTTCGTAACGTAACTACAGTCCCTACAGGCATAAACTCCTCTACAAACTTTTTGGCAAGGAGTCCGTACTTCTTCTCCTCCTTATCCCGCGTCCTTGATTCGGGTGTGTCAATGCCATAGAGACGGATACGGCCACGCTTACCAGAAACGTGGGTATCCCAACCAAGATCAACACTGCAATCAACGGTATCTCCATCAATTATTTTTAAAATTGTGGCTCGGTACTCATACATACTCGTTAGTCTTAATCATGTCGGTCACTTCCAAACTGCGATTTTTTACCTGCTTCGCCCACAGCGAGTCCAAAAATTCAGTAGCTGCTGCGTCGTGGTCACCTTTCTCCATATGAGCGATGGCCTTCTTAAACTTGGAGAAACGAACCCTACCAAGATTAAAGTGCATATTGATGATGCCGTCACGCCTTGCGCCTTCTTCCAAATCGTTAAACCAAGGATATTCTGCGCTTAGCTCTTGAATGGTTCTCACAATGTCATTACTGAGCATGAAGTCGATTTCCTCAATGCTCAATCCTATCCCTTGGTGCTGGCCGTCAGGATGTATGTTTCTTCCAGCGCCAATGTGCCAAGTGCCAAACTGATCCCTGTAAGCCCTAGTCTTCACACCTTCGTGGCGTTTTAGCTGTTCTATAAGTTTTTCCATACCTTTAATTTCCATTGTGGCTAGACCCGAAGTAGAAACTGGCAATGCCGCTAACCAGACCGCCAAGNTAACCGAGNACNANGTTGACAATCGCATCATCATTGCTCTCAGGCGCTTGAAGCGTGACCATAAATATATACGCCAAGAATCCCACCATCGCCAAAACTGCAATAAGCTTAGGCGTAGGGTCCTTGGCAAACTTAGCTCTCGCGTCTTGCCTGTCTTCCGTCTCAAGTCGAAACCCCTCGATATTAGCCGTTAATTTTTTAATTTCTANTTCTGCATCTTGCAGAATCTCGGCTTTTTCCGGTTCGTTCTCAACCACTTCTTCTATCTGTTCTATGCTGGATGTTTCGGGCATTCCTAGCTTTTTAGCGGCTAACTTTACGGCCATTCCAGCGATAGGATTACTACTCGCTACCGTTTTAACGAGCGTAGGAGCTAATGCTCCAAGAATCCCTTTAAGCTTCATAAAATATCAACCATAGCTTTATTAACGCTTCAAGATTCCGAATCACTTTTGTCGGTTGCGTCAGCGTTTTCCTCCTCGACAATTTCATCGATGGTGTCACACACATCGACAATAGCGACACCTGTTGTAACTTCAGTAGCTACACGCCCTACCGCACGGATACCTTTATAGATTTCAGAGCAATAAAGCTCCTTATTGGCAATCATGTCTTCGCTTACAGAACAACTGCTTAACAAAAACACAAACAATAGACAGGAATGTTTCACGTGGAACGTCTCCTTTTGCGTCGGCCTTTACCGGCGGTGTTAAGTGCAATGGCTACCGCTTGTTTTTGCGGATAGCCTTCGCCTTTTAATTTTCTTACATTGCCACTTACAGTTTTTTTACTGCGACCTTTCTTTAATGGCATAAATCACCTACATTTACAAAAATAGGGGTTTGTTCACCAACCCAAGCTCCCACTACATTAAAGTCAAAATACTCTTGGGCCTCGTCGTAGGACATTCCTTGACCTTGCAATATTTCAATACACTTTTCTCTGTCGTAAACCGCCAGAGTAGGCTGACCACACCGCTCCCCAGTGCCTATAAGGGCGGCATCAAAGCCATCGGCAAGTAAAATATTGTCTTCCATTAGTTAATGGTGAACTTTCCGCCACGCAACATGGCGCCCATACCCCGACAAGTGCCTGTTGTCACCTTGCCCTTGCCTAAATTCTTAGGCGTAGGAATTTCCTTGTAATCGCTGAAAGGAGCCTTACCTTGGTCCTTGATTACCTCAAATTTGGTAGCTTTTGGGGTCTTGGGAGGCGGCGCACCACCTGTTTTTACGGTTCTGCTCATGGAGTTTCTCCTAATTTTTCACGTAAACGCATCATTTCACGCCTATCTGACGCTCGAATACGTTCTGCGGTCTGTTTTTCCTGCGATTCTATCCGATCTTCAAACTGTTCGCCTCTTTGAACCACTTTTTGCTCTTCTAAGGCCAGTTTTGCTTGATCGTTGGCTATATCTGCCTGTGTTTTCTGCCCTTTTATGTCTATTTCTTGCTGTTTCAGCGCGATTAACGGATCTGGGCCTTCTTCTTCGCCTCCACCTGCAATTTGCTGGCTTTGTTGACGCAACGCAGTCATCTCCTGCGCAATAATCTGGGCTATTAGCGTCTCAACCTGCAACATTTGATCCTCTGTTGCCGGTTGTCCTTGATTTTNCTGCATAAATTGGATGGCCGCTTGCTCTCTGGCCTTCAATTTAACGTGTTCAAGGACGTGTTTTTGCAAAGAAACCACCACCTCCGGTAATTGCTGCACCATTCCACCCGCCATAAAGGTTAAATGCGCCGTAATATGCGCCGTGTGGTCCTGTCCCTCGAAAGCTTTAAGCTCTGTGCTTTCCAAAGCGTCCACATTTTCCTGTGCAGGGTCTTTAGGTAAGGGTTCTTCAAGCTCTGGCGCTTTCAAAATGCTGTCAATATCGCGCACACCCAAGGCTTCGTACATTCTTCGGAACGCTTCTTGCGAGTTATGCAGCTCTGGCGCTTGTATTGCTAACTCTAACTGGCTTTGGGCCAAGGCAATACGCTGCGCTTGTGAAAAAATATTAGGATTTGAAACAGGGAATACATCAACCCTGTCATCAAAATCCTGCGCCATAATGGTTTGTTCACCACCCGCAACTGAATACGGATATTCCTGCGGCAACGATTCGTGCATCACTCGTGCCAAAATCTTAAATTCATTGCGCATCGCGTAATGCAGCCGCTTATGTACCGCGCTCATTACCCGTGCNCCCTGCTCCAGTAGTGCTACCGTTGTACCCACTGCTGCTTGCTGATTNCCGTCACCCACTTTCATGTCGGTAATCGTGGCAAACCGCTGCGCCGCATCCACCACAAAACCCAGTAACTGAAACAACGTCGTGTCCGGTCCTTTAAAAGGCAANGGCATCAAGCTGTCCCTGATCGCTCCGCCGGGAGCGTCCACNTCTCGGAACTCACCGGGCTGTAACGGATCAGCGTCATCCCTCACCCGTAGGCCACGGGCCTTGAAGCCCGCCGGTAAATTAGACAAAGTGCCCGCATCGATAAGCTGTCGGAGAGAAGCCGTAGCTGTACGGGACAACCCACCGATGGTGTGAATCAGTCCAAGGCCATAGAAACCGAAACCGGGCAAAAACTTGTAATGCACAAAATAAGCTATTTTTTTCTTTTGCGGATCACCTTCCCGGTAATTGCGACGTATAGATAATACGGTGCCTTTTTCTTCACTTATCGTAACAACATACGGGAGTTTAATGCCGGTAGGCTCTCCACCTTCGTCAATATCCTCAAATCCTTCCAGATCCAGTTCTACGTGAAACTCCAACAGGTTAACGTCGTAATTCACAGTAGAGGACGGATCTACGCCTTCAATCTTGTTCAGCTCCTGCCTCACTTCGTTATCTGGCGTTTGTTGAGGATTGAGTTCTACGTCACGATAAAAACCTGCAATCTGCTGTTTTCTAAGATCATTTTCACTCATGGGAACCACATGAGTAATAATCGGACAGGTTTCGAGGTTGCTGGTTTCATACGGAACCACTAAGTTTTCCGCAGGAACAAACGTAGACACAGGGCGATCCAGTGCCGCATCGTAGTAAACTTTCTTAAAGGTAGAACCGGCTAAGGGCAAATAAAACAACATCTGATCGAATTCGGGGGTGTATTCCTCCATCACTTCGGTCAAACAATAATTCATGTATTCTTTAACTCGGGTAGCCTGTTGCTCTTTTTCCTTGGTAGGCGCACCCATGACCACGGTGCGAACAGGACCACCGGGGGGTAAAAGTTCGTTGTAGGCTTGAGCCTGAAATTGCGTGGCAGCTTCCGCCAAAATAGGGTGAGTGACTCCCGTGGCCCCGCGAAAAGGTTCAGTGCGCTCTTCGTATTTAAAGCCCAGTAGCTTCAGCCCTTCCGAATAAGTGTCCATCCATTCTTTGCGGGTTTCCTTGTTTCCTTCGTACTGCCCCTGCAAATCACTGGACATCGTTCCTAAAACCACGTCATCCATGTCTTCGGCCAGATTTCGGTAAAAATCCCCTTCGTCTATAAACGTCTCTTCTTGAGGCGCAAAATCAACAAGGACCCCACCATCGTCCGAGTCTGTGATCTCTACCTCGGCCATCAACTCGTCCACGTTTAAACCAGTTGTATTAGGCGCACCAATCTCTAAATCATCTTCTATTTCAACGTCTACGGTTCGTTCAACCATGGGGGTTATGCTTTCGCCGTTCGCCATCTATCTTCTCCTCGCCATAATGCGATCCAGCGTTCCCGCCATTTCTGGCGACATGGTACTTCCTTGCATACTGCCTATACCACCATGGCGCATGAGCCGTGATCCGACGGCCTCGTTTCGCTGCTCCAACGGATCTGTCGAACCTCCTTGGTTAAAGCCCCTGTATCTACCTGTGAAGCCCCCAATTCCCAAAGGTATATTGGAACCATCTCCGGTGCTGCCAAAAGTAGCCGTTTCAGGACCGCCAAGCATAAAAGAAGAATCCCCTTCTGCCAGACCCTGTGCCGCTGCTCCCCACTGGTAATCCACTTCACCCGGTTGCGCTCCAAAAGCTCCGCCGGGGATAAAAGTGTTGTCAACACTAACGTAGGGAGAAGTGTTATAGGGAATGAAGGTGTCACCCGGTCCGGGGATCAAGGGCTTCGTAGCACCAACTAAATCAAGGTTGCTGTACTGAGTACCGCCGGTTGCTGTACCGCCGGTTGCTGTACCGCCGGTTGCTGTACCNCCGGTTGCTGTTGTCGCAGCCGCAGCCGCCGCTGTATTAAGGCGATCAACCTCGGCCTGAACCTCGCCGGGAGTCAAATTATAAGCAAGAGCTACCTCACCCACCGACAGCTCGTTGGCATTGATTTTGCCCAGCAGATCGGTGATGGTTTCCTGAGTAGCTATGCCGGGAGTTAAAAAACCACTTGCCGTTTGTGCGGCTCGATTAGCCAACGTGTCTGATGCACTAAGCGTACCTGCGTCGGTCACCGTAGCTCCTCCGACACCGGATGTATCAGTAACGGTATCAGTAACCGTTTCTCCTCCTGTTGTATCACCCGTACCAAGCAACCCTGCATTAACGCCCGTAGCCGAAATATCTATACCTTCAGAAAGATTAGACTGAAGCTGTGCGTTGGCATTTCCGCTAAGATCATCCGAGAAAACGGTAACCCCACCCACGCTGCCAAAATTACCGTCGTCACTGTATTCGCTAGTAACAACGTCAAAAACATCCTGTGCAGAAGAATCAATGCCCGCGGCCCCGGCTCCGGCAGTTGCGTCCAGATCCAGCAGTGTCGTTGCACCACTGATCTGCGCACCAAGTGCCATATCCGTGACCGACAGACCGTCGCCCGCCATGGCAGCCGCTACCAAGGCATCCTTGCCTTGTTGTATAAATTCGTCTTTTTGTGCTTGCGTGGGGTTAGGGCCGTACTGGGCAATCAGGGCATCGTTGGTTTCTTTAACAATCTGGGCAACCGTTTCGATATTGGTCATATCGCGGCACTCGCCCGTGGCTTCATCGCGCATTTGTCCGGCTGGACAATCCTGAGTTACAGTAATATCTACGCAGGTGCCATCGGCGCCCTCTGTTTTTCCTTCAGGACATACGCAGTTGCCAGCCGCGTCTTTTACCTTGCCGCCCGTGCAGGTAACCGTAGTCACAATCTCCCTGCAACCCCCTGCGCCATCATCTTCATAACCCGCTGGACACCCCCCTGTCACAGTAGCTACACAATTACCGTCTGCATCTTCCGTTTTTCCTTCAGGACATACACAGTTGCCGTCGGCATTTTTTACTTTACCGCCAGTACAACCGGGGTCAGTTACATCTTCAATACACTGGCCCACGTCGTTTCGCGTATAACCCGTGGGACACGGTTCGTTGTACGGAAACGTAGCCGGACAGGTAGGGTTTAAACCGGTAATCTGCTGAGAAGCGCCCGCCGCGTTATAACAAGTAATAGTGCTGGTGCCCACCGCCGGTCTCGTGGTGTAAGGAAAGTCAGTGGGGCACGTCGTTCCCTCAAAAACCTGCGACTGTCCGGCATCGTTGTAACAAGTGATAGTAGGCGTCGTATCCTCTACTACCGTAGTGGTGGTGGTAACAGTATCATCGCCGTCATCATCACCAAGAGTTGTGGCATTGGCGTCAACGGTGCTGGTCACCGTATCGCCCGATTCAATCAGGTCAATCGTATCGGCACCCGTGGCTACAATGTTGCCCGTGGTGTCCAACGTACCTACTTTCGTGGTCCCTGTGCCGTCAGCAGCAATCCCCATGCCCGTAGACGGAAACATGGCCGTCGTATTTAATTCCCCAATGTTTTCGCCCGTAGGAGCAGCGGTACTCTGACCCATGGTAATGGCCGTGGTGGGGTTGCCAAACTGGTCCAGCCCGCGAGTCACAACGGGGGTCCCACGAGTTATGGCACGTTCGGGAAAGTTAATCGCATCAAAAAGCGTAGCAGGTAACTTATCCGCTGCGGTGAACGCCGGAGTGTTCTGGGTCACTTGGCCCACTTGCCGCGTCTGCGGTAAAAAAGCATCCAACCGCGTCTGAAGCTGGGTTTGATTAGGCGCCGCATAATCCGTGGCAACCTGCACATCCGACAGGGTAGGCGCAGTAGGGGTCCATCCCGCATCCGCATCGCCCCAGACACTTTTTGCACCGGGTCCATAACGCAATACCGCTAAGGCACTAGGGTCATATTCCTCCAGCACCTTGGTAATTGTCGTACCGTAGCTTAAATCTAAAGGTGTTTTTCCGCCCCAATCGTAATTGTAATAGTTTTGAGTGACCTCTGCGGGCGTCATCCCCAACGCTTCTGCAAACGTATCTAAATCTGCATTTACTGCATCGGTTTCTTGTGTGAACTTTACTAACTGGGCTATAGCTTGCGCTTTTAGCGCATCCTTCTCGGCTTGACTATATTGGTCTTTGTTCCAGTGTGCAGACCACGAGGATATTAAATCACTAATCTGCTGCGCAGTGAGGTTCATGGGACCGGTCACCGAATTGTTACCGCCTCCCCCGCCGTTTTCGTTATTGAAATGTACGCGGTACTCAAAAAATTTATTTAACTTAGCCATAATATTGTATCTGCGTAGGTTCAGGAGTATCCCAATCATCAGAAGGCAACTGCACAAAGTTGCCCTGTCGGTAACGCATCAACGCCTGTGTCGTTGAATCCACCAAGTCGTCATACTCCCCATTAGGAAAGGCCGCACACTCTTCAATAAGCTCCTCGGCCCATGTTTCATCCGGTGCCCAGATCATCCCGCTCTCAAACAAAGGAGCCACGCTGTGTACCCGCGATACTTTATCATTACCCCTAGAAGGCGTAAAGTTGACAACAGGTATTCCCATGTTCCGTAATTCGTGGGTCAAGGGCACTCCGGTAGCTTTCGCTTCTATAATTACTGTTTCGGGGTCCCAGAACTTGTACAGATCAAACGCTACCTGCTTTAGCTCGGGAAAATCCCAACGACCCTTCTGCGCATCCAACAATATTAAATTGGGGGTCCCAGACTCGTTCGGAAAGAAAACACCCCACGTAGTTATTGCACTGTAGTCCGCCGTCTCCTTTTTAGTAAACGCCGTGTCATAACTCTGTATAACGTACTCCAGATTAGGAACCTGTTTCTTTTCCCAAAGGTTCCACCACTCCCGCTTCAAAATAGACGTCTCATCACCGGTTGGATTCTGCTGGTACTGCGCATTCCACTTACTGACAGGAATCGACGCCTTTACCGCCGTTAAATCTTCCTTCGTCCAATACTGCGGCCAGACAGGCTCTCCTGAAGGCATCTCCATGGGAAACTCTACTATCTCCCACTGATCGGCTAAAGGATCGCGGGCCATGGACCGCGTTAACTGGCCCGTTAAATCCTTGTCCGACCACCGGGTCATTACCACGATGATGGCCCCTCCCGGCTGGAGGCGTTGACGCGGCCCACCCGTGTACCAATCCCACGCATCGTCGAAACCAGTAGTAGACATAGCTGTCTGCTCAGAGTGAGGATCATCAATAATGCACAGATCAGCACCCCGACCTGCAAGATTAGACCCCACGCCAACAGCATAATACATACCTCCCCTAGCGGTATCCCACCGTCCAGAAGCCTTGGAATCGACTGCAAGTTTGGCGTTCGGAAAGATCTCCAAGTATTCATCTCGCTCCAGTAAATTTTTAACTTTACGGCCAAAGCCCACAGCCAGTTCCGTGGTGTGGGTAGCCTGAATTATTTTCATGGACGGAAACTTCCCTATCATCCATGCCGGAAATAGGTAACTAGCAAACTCGCTCTTGGTATGACGCGGGGGCATATTGATGATCAAACGCTTTAATTCGCCCTTGGCTACCTGCTCAAGCTTTTCAGAAATTATTTTATGGTGTTTTCCTGTAATGAACTCGGGCCACATGGAACGAACGAAAGGAACAAAGTTCGCGTGACAGGCGTCTATGCGGTCTAGCTGCGCTAACCGTAACTCAAGCTTGAGTATTTGTTCATCGGCAGTATTTTCTGGGTTGCTCATTTACGGCCCTGATATGAGAACGTCTAAGAATGTATAGAGGTTAAGTATAGCTACTATTAAAACATAAAACTCATTATTTTTTTTGCGTAATTGTTCGTGGAAAACCTGCACTTGGACCGGCGAGAGGGAAATCCCCTAGCCGAGTTTTGGAATGATTGGTTTAAAGTTTTTGGGCATTCAATCTAGCCTCAATTGCCGGAATCCTATGCCCGGGGACCCGGGTCCGGGGACCGCGATCCATGGCCGCGATCCATTGGCGGGGAGCGCTGGACCATGGTCCCGGGGAGCGGATCTCAATCCCCGGGGAGCGGATCTCAATCCCGGATCTCAGTCCCAGATCTCAGTCCCAGATCGGGATCGGGCACGCGGATCGGGCACGCGGATCGAGAACCCCGGTCTGTGTCCAGATATATATATCTCAATGTTTATGAACCACGGACCGGGGCCCGTATGGGCCCATTTCACTGATTTTTTTCAAGGTTTTAAAACGAGGCCACGCGTGGCGCGGGTTTCCAGCTACCCATACCAGGCACCTATTTATCTTAGGGAATCCCATATGTTTCCCCTGGCACCTATTAATCCCAGCAATTCTTATATTTAACCCAATAAAAAGGGGCGCACTGGGCGCCCCTGATCGTTCTCGATGCGGCCTAGTGGTCGATCACACGCACCAGCGTCGACGGTTTAACGAACGTGCGGCGATTGAAATCATCGGCCCGG